TATAGGTTTTGCGTTGCTACCACGTTTGCCGCCACCGCTGAAGTATGGCATGCACTAACAGAAAACGATGTACTGCCATTCCCCTGAGTCAGCATGGCAATCGTGTCAGAAGCCGTGTTCCCTTGCGGAGATGCGGTAACCGTGTACTTGTTGCCACTCCACGCACCGCTGAGTGAAGTGGCTCGGCTAAAAGTTCCTGCATCCGTCCATGAAGAATGTGAAGCGGATTTATATTGCAGTTTATATTGGTTGTTTGTAGGACCGGTAATCTGCACATCCAGGATCGGGTCGCTGATGTTTGTGTATGATGTGCCGCTTCCGACATACACCTGTCCGAACAGCCCGCCAGATCCGCTGACGTTTCCGGAAAATCTCGCCGCAATGCCCGTCAGCGTTGGGATCTCGCCAATCTTCGCATTTAGAAATTCAGCTGTAACATCACTCGCATTCAACTTCCCAGCAATAATAGTTGTTGACTTGTCATTGCCTATATAAACATGATTTGCGTCAATCTTGGCCTCACTGGTGCCGTCGCTCTCGTTGATCGCCAGGACGATACTCGCAGCCGTGACATTTCCGTCTGCATCAGCAACCCCGCTCACGCTCATGCGGATGCTCTGCGCTGTTATCTGGAACTCACTGCGGGCACTGGCAATATCACTCTCAAAGCTGATTCTCAAGCTTTCCGATGTCATCTGGAATTCAGAACGCGTGCTGCTGATCTCGTTCTGGAACTCGATCCGCATGCTCTCGCTGGTCATCTCGAACTCGCTCCGCGTGCTGCTGATCTCGTTCTCGAACTGGATCCGCAGACTTTCGCTGGTCATCTCTATCTCGCTGCGTGTGCTGCTGATTTCGTTTTCAAAATGGATCCGCATGCTCTCGCTGGTCAGGATGAATTCGCTGCGGGTACTTTGGATCTCGTTTTCAAACCCGACCCGCAGGCTCTCCGCCGTCATCTCCAGCTGCCCGTGCAGGTATCCGCTCTCATCGTGAACATCGTAGTACAGATGCTCCCCGTTCGCCTCGAAAATATAGTTTTGATGAGCCTGCCCCGCCGCGCCTCCGCCGCCGCTGGCGGCCTTGCTCTCGCTTTTGATCACCTCGCTGAGGTCTTCCGTGTTGTTCGCCAGCGTCACCGTGACGGCTTCCGGCTCCTTGATCCGGTCCCGCCACTGCAGCTTCGTAATCTTTTCGATGATCGTCGTCCCGTATTCCGGCAGTGGGCACCGGCAGAACCTGTGCAGCCGCAGCTGGTCCATCGGCTCCCCGGTACTCTCGCTCAGATCCAGTCCGCTGATGGTGATGGAAACATCCGGGTCGCTGTTGTGCATTAACAGCCCCTCCGCCCATGTCCCCAGCATCGGCAGCGTCGTCTTTGTGCTGTCGGTGACGACCTTGTCAATCCGGCCGTAGATCTCCTCGTTCCGGCTGATATATTTATCCGGCAGCTGCAGGTCGTTCTCCCCGATGGGATAGATCCGCGTGTACATCCCGCTCCGGCTGACGCTCCTCCGGAGGCTGGAAAGGTTCCGCCCCTCCCGCATTTCGCAGCCAGGATTCATGTCCAGCGCCCGGATATTCAGCACAAACGGATGAACGCTCAGATCGTAATCCCAGTAAACGCCCTCCAGCGTGTCCGTCACGCTCTTGATGGCGTCCAGTACACTCAGCGTTTCGAACTCGTACGGGCACTCGTTGTCGACCTCGAAGTCTCCCAGCACCCAGTCGTGGTTTCCGTCCAGCAGGTACGCCACTGCCTCGCTGGCGTAGCAGGTGTCGCTTCCGCTGATGTCCTCCGTCGTCACCTCTCCGAAAACCTGCTGATCATCCAGCAGGTTAATCGGATGCTCCAGTTCGATGCTGATCGTGTTCGAGCTGTTCTGTTCCGTAATGCTTTTGACCCGCCAGACGTACGGTCCTCCCGGAGAATCCTCATCATACAGCCAGTCGTTGAAACCGATCGCCGGCGCGTCCGGTCCCAGTGTGATCGTGCTGGTGCTGCTCCGCTCCGTCAGTGTCAGCGCCTGGCTCTCCGGCAGAAACCACACGCCCTTCTCCAGCGTGTGTCCGTTGAGCTTGTACATTTATGCAAACCTCCCGTTGCAGCTGATGGTGATGGTCCCCGCTCCACCGGCGGTGAAGGAAACCGGATGAGTCCCCGGCGCGATGGTCAGATCGTTGCTGCTGCTCTCCGTTCGCTTGCTCATGGCGCTCCGCCATGTGCCGCCGCTGTTCCGGATCCGGATCTGCATCAGGCACCATTTCCCATTGTCCGTCCGATCCAGCACCAGAGTCTCCCCGTTCGCCAGTCCCAGTCCGGAAAAGCTGATGGATGACATCGGTGTCTGGATGCTGAAGGTGTTAATCGTCTCGCCGCTTGTGTTCCGGAAACTGAAGTCCAGCACGCTCGTCTCACTGCCCCGGACGCCGAAACTAATCGTCCGGCTGCTGGCGTTCTGAACCGTGACCGCCTCCGGGTTTTCCTCCTGCCAGTACGGCACGCCGCACGCCCGGAAAAGGATGGTAAACTCCTTCGTCCAGTTTCGCGCGTCCCCCATTCCAGGCGCCTGAACCCGGAAAACCCGGATCCGCCGGTTCGTTTTGTAATTGGTGGTCAGCCATCCTCCGCCGTATGCCCAGGCATTGACCTTTTCCAGAACTTCCTCGCGCTCCGCCATCCGGTCCTTCCTCAGCAAAATGGAAAACCGGACCGTCACGTTCAGCTCTTTCCGGTGTATGGATGTCACCCGGCTCCCGCCAGTGCCATATAGCACCACGCTCTCAATGTCTTCCGTTCCGTCCGCCTCGTCGATTCCCTGGATAACGATTGAGTTGTCAATGCTGTCCAGCTGCACGCCGTTCAGGGCGACCCTCCGCCTGAGCTGCATTTCCGTTCACCTCTTCATTCTCTGACGCAGATCCTGGTGTCTTCCTTCCGGATCGCGCCGATCTCCGCCAGCCATTCCCCCAGTGGTTTCATGCCCTCCGGTGTCATGCCGCGCTGTTTGTATCCTTCCTTGACTGCTCCGTATATTTTCGCCCGATCGTACGGACTCACGCTGTAAACCGCGTTCGGATGCCGTTCCAGGATTTCCGTCCGGATCCGTTCCATCCATTCCTCCCGCGTGCCGCCTTCCAACGCCTTTTGCCCGTAAAGCTCAAAATAATACTCGATCAGCGCCCGCAATGCGGAGCAGTCCGCGTCGTATTCCCGCCCGCGCTCCTCAAATGCCCGGATTGTCTTCACCCGCTTCCGGAAAAGGCTCAGATTCCGTGTGGCTTCCCCGCCGGTGTAATTGCTCAGGCTCTCCTTCCGCAGGCACCAGATATATAAGGCTTCCTTGATGAACGCCCTCCGCTCCGGTTTGCTCTCCATCACGGCGTATTCGTTGAAAAGCGCGTCCTCGCTGTAGCTCAGCTCCTCGTCGAATCGGATGCTGTGCTCCTCCAGGAATTCCCGCCTCCAGCATTTCCCGTGAATAAAAATCCTGTTGCTTCCGTCCTTCCGGATTGTCCGGATCTCCCCGTTCACTTCGATCTCCATCAGGAAATCAAAGCTCAGCATGTCCGCCCGGTCCCCGGCCTCCCGGATCGCGCCAAGGATCCGCTGCAGACTGTCCACGCTCCGGAAACAGTCGTCAAAGTCGCAGAACATAACCCACTCGCTCTCCGCTAGCCGCAGGCCCTCGTTCCGCGCTGCGCTTACGCCTCCGTGCGGGATCAGCGCCGTCTTTTCCAGAAACGGATAAACCCGCAACATCCGCTGCAAATCCAGCTTGTTGCTCTCCCCGTCCTGTACCAGGATCACCCGGAAATCCCCAGGATGAATTCCGTGCTGCATCCGCAGCATCTCAAACATCGTCCGCCCGTTGGCCCATTCTTCGTTGTAGTGCGTTATGATGATATCCAGCTGTGCCATGATCATCCCTCCGGCCTGTGGCCGTTATTTCGCGTTCTGTGCAATGATTGCGCTAACCGTCGGCGCCACCAGGGTCCCCACGGTGTACCCGTCCATCATGACCTTGATCCCACTGACGCCCGCCTGTACCGCAGCTCCCACCAGCGCCGGCAGTCCCGTCATGGATTTGGCGGCCGCCGCCATATCGTTCGTCGCGTTCGTCTGGTTCTGTGTCGCGTCGGTCATTTCACTGGCGACCTCGTTCATCCGGTCCACACTCTCATATGCGCCGCCGGTGACCGTCGCCGTCCCTCTCCGGTCCTTGTGAATAATTTCATCGCTGACCGGTGTCACATACTTGACCTCTTCAAACGATGCACCGCTTCCCTGTTTCTCCAGGTTCCGCTGGTTCGCCCATTCGTCAAATTCTTCCTGGGTAATCCCGAATGTCTGCTGGAATCCTTTCGCCTTCGCTTCCTCCTGGCTCAGCCCGGAAATGAAATTGTTGACCATTCCACGGATTTTTGCCTCTTCGCCAAGCACGAAACTGGTTCCCATGCCGCTGACCAGGTTGTTCATCAGCCCAGTCATCCATCCGCCGCCAGTAGATGCCGCACCGGCTGCCGGTGCCGCTGCGCTTCCGGCCTGTCCCGCTGCTGCTGTTGTGGTCTGTCCGCCATTGATCAGCCCCAGCTGGCTGAATCCCTTGATCACCTTCGTTAAGTTCGTGGCTAAATCCGCAATCTTCAGCGCCCCAAAGGCTGCTCCGATGGCCGTCAGCGCGGTGATCACGCCGTCCTTGTTGTCGATCAGCCACTGCATCAGCTTCGTGATATTGTCCGCGTTCTCGGCCCAGAATGAACGCTTCAGGTTTTCAACCTGTGTCTCTAATTGCTTGATGGTATCGTCCGCTTTGCTAAGTTTTTCGACCTGTTCGTCGCTCAGTACACTGGCACCCTCCAGCGCAGCATCATAGGCTTCCCGGCCCGCCGCGAACAGCGGAACCAGTTCCTGCCAGCTCTTACCGAAAACGTCCTGCGCCTTGTCGGCCCGTTCAGCCTCGTCCGTCATGGCCATGATGGCCTCGCCGGCTGCCCAGAACTGGTCTTCCAGGCTCATGCCTTCGGTGCCTTCCAGCCCCAGCAGCTCGCCAAGCCCCTTTTTGTTGTTTGCCAGACGGTTCCGGGCCGTCATAATGGTGTCGACGTCCGTGTCGATGATGTCCGCAGCCTGGTCCATCCGCTGGATGTCCTCGGTGCTGACGCCGTACTTCGTCGCCCTGGTCGTCACGTCATCCGCCCAGTTGGTGGCACCGGTGAATGAGTTCAGCAGCTTCCGGCCTGCGCTGATAGCAGCACGCCCGGCGCTCTCCAGGCTCTGCGTCACGCTGTGGATGCCGTTCGTCACGTTTTCCCAGGAAATGCCCTTCCCGATCTTCCCCAGCTCGGTGTTCATTCCCCTGGCGCCTTCCTTGGCGCCGTCGGTTCCGTTCTTGACGTTCTGCAGTTCCGTCTTCGTCTTGACCATCTCGTTGGTCGCGTTGTAGAGCTTGGTCTGCATCGTCTGGAACGCGGCGGAGGTTTCGGACACGCCGTTCTTCTTCATGTCCTCCAGGGCCGCCTTGGCGGCCTTGGCGACGGCTGCCTGGGCTGCGATCTTCTGGTTCAGAAGGGCGGCCTTGTTCTCCATATAGAGCTCAGCGTTGCCGTTCAGCTTCAGCTGACTCTCATTCAGCGCCAGCTGTGCGTTCAGTGCCTTGACGGCGCTCTCGCTGTCCTTCATGCTCCGTTTGAACTCGGATACACCAGTGACGCCCATCTTGACATTGACGCCCGCCATTCAGCCTTACCCCCTCTTGATCCCGTGCTGGACGTCATCATACATCCGCCGGTATATAAAAAGGTCCATGACCGCCCCCGGCCGCATCCTGTGGATTTCCTCCAGCGTCAGCCCAGCGATCAGGCCCCAGCTGACCACCATCAGGTAAGTCAGCTTTCCTTCTCTTTTTTTTTGTTCATTTTCTCCAGCGTCACATCCACAGGGCCTTCGTCCTGCTTCGGCTGGATCTCGCTCTGGTTCCCCTCGTTGACCGCCTGCATGCACTTATTGACGGCTTCCGCCAGGGTTGCCGGCTTCAGGGACCGCAGAACCCATTTATCCGTCAGGTCCGCCTTTTCCCCGGACTCCTCCAGACCTGCGTTCCCCAGGATCCGGATCAGCGCCCCGGCCGCCCGCAGGTGGTCCGGCCCGCCGTAGAGGCTCGTGTCGTTCTCGTCCTCCGGGTTCCTCCCGAAAACCATGTAGGCGAACTTGTCCAGCGGCGCAATCTCCTCCTGGATCTGTTTCATTTCAAAAGTCGTATATACCAGCGGGATCGTCCGTCCACGCAGTGTAATCTCAACCATGTCTCTCCTTCTCCTTTTCAAAAAAAGCCGGAGCGGAAGCCGCACTGCCTCCGCCCCGTGTCAGTTCATCAGGTGATGCCGGCCTTGCCGTTCACATAGGCGATTGCAGCCGTCGCGCTGTCGAAGGTCTTGTGGCAGGCATAGCTCAGGGTGTCCCCGGATGCCAGCTGCACGCCGGCGCCGCGCCCGGTCAGGGTAGGCGTCCGCCATTCGACATTCCGTTCCTTCGTCCGGGTTTCCTCACTGGTCACGCCGAACTTCACCTTGTAGAACCACCAGCCCTCGTAACTGTTCGCCACGCCGCCGGTCCCGGTCGCACGCATCACGCGCACATATCCGAAGCCGCCGTCCGGGCTGGGGGTGTTGGTCACGGTGTACTCCGCACTGCTGACGGTTTCGCCAAGCATCACCTGGCGCGCCTCGTCGTTCAGTCCGCTGGGCTCGAATTCGATCGTATATCCCAGGATCCCGTTGTCGGTGTCCAGCAGCGCGTCGTCGCCGTAGAATTCACCGTCCGCCCGGTCCCAGTTCAGGGAAGCGCTGACCGCCTCCGCGATCACCTTGCCGGTGCCGTAGGTGACACCGGTTCCGGGCGTGTAGGCGCTGATCGGTGAAAAAACCGGATGCAGCATACCAACATTCGCATTCATGTTTTATTCCTCCAGATTGTTATTTGGTCAGGGCGTCAATTTCCGCCTCAATTTTTTTGGTCATTGCCTCGCTGGCCGTTTTCGTTCCGGCGGTGACCGCCTTCCGGAAAAACGGCTGCTTTCTCATGAAACTGGTGCCGGAGTTGATGGCGTTCGCGATCTTCGGGATCGGCTTCAGCTTCCCCGCCACGGTGGTATATCCGGAGTTCGCGTATCCGACGGAGGTGTTGGCGTTGACGCCGTCCCGCTGGAACTTCGCGATGCCGACCTTTCCTTTGATGGCCGCCAGCTCTTCCGGCGACACATCGCGCTGCAGAAAAACGGCATAATGAAAAGGCGCAGTCTGTACCGCGCCCGCCTGCTTTTCGATCTCGTCAGCCATCTTCCCGGCGCCGTCGTACAGCGCCTTGGCCGCGATCCCCGGGGCCTTTTCCCCCAGCTGCTGCAGCATGGTCAGAAGGTCGTCCGCGCCTTCCGTTTTCATCGTATAGGGCATCAGCCTTCCCCCGCTTCCTCCGGGTGGTGCATGACCTGGAAGGCCCACTCGACGTGAAACAGGCCGCTGTCCCGTTCGTACTGGGTGCTGTTCAGCTCCCAGGCGTCCCCCAGGATCTCCGCCAGGATCTCTTCCGTCTCCTGGATCAGATCCGTCCGGTCCGTCAGCTTCGGATAAAACAGGTCCAGCGATCCTTCCCAGGCCCGGTCCTGCTTCCGTCCGTCTCCGTCCTGGTGCCCGGCCTCAAAGTCCAGCTGCACCACGTAGTAGGCGCCATCCGGCCGTGTTTTCCATCCGTATTCCGCCACCGGCGTGTCCGTCAGCTTCAGGGCAGCCACCAGCGCTTCGTATTCGCTCGGCATGTTATTCACCTCGCGTTCCGCGCGGCCCGCTGCAGGGTCAGCTCCACGCCGTCCGTCTCTGTTTCATAGGTCCGCAGGATGTCATACCGTACCCCGCCTA